AAGGGTCGTCAGGGAGGACGCACTCGCCGTCGTCGCCGTCGGTCTAAGAAACAGTTACAAACGGCGTGATAATCTCCCATTCACTTTCGTGTAGAGAATGCCATCCATCGTGAAACATATATAGAACTCCTAGTAGACAGCGAGGAAGTGATATCTTATTACGACGAATGTCTTGGATATAGTCACATACGATTTTATGGCGTTTGTCTGCCGATTCTTGCTTTTTTGTGATTACGTTGGGGGCATAGTGATCGGGGTTCCATCGAATGAAATAAACGGGCAGACCACCGTATCCCTGTGAAATATTTATCATACGAGTCTGTTCGCATACACATTGACGATCCTTGTGTTGGTGTTCGTCACATTCTAGGACTACGATCTTGTCACCGAAGTCAAACACTCGGTCAGGGCGTTCACGTCCACAGTCTCCGTTATTGACTATCTTGTCCGTCGACTCACCCGTCAGCCCATAATAGTCCAAATATGCCATCAGTGCATTCTGCTTCGCAAGACGGTTTGACTCGAATCTTTCAGGGTTACAGAACTCGCATCTGTCATCCTTATCTAGAACCATGACCAACTTGCACGAGACACACTCTCGTTCAATTAGGTTTTGATCATTCTCTAATTTATGGACATCACAACGACGAGGAATGAAGTCTACGCCATAAAACGCCGGCTTACGACAGACCAAACATCTTGCTCGCGGGAGGGTGATCATTCCCGGCTTACGGTGTACTTTGCAATGAGATCGCTGGCTTCCAGGCTTCCCAACGGATGCGATTGACGTACACTCTTCACATCGCCTCGATTTCACGTCGACCATACCGGGCCCCCGATGCAATGAACATACGCATCCATTTCCACCAGGAACGTCGTAGTTGCGAGACGACGAGTCACATCCTTCGTGTGTGCACCCTCTGGCGGTCACCCCAACCATTCCTTCTTCAGAGTGCTTCTGACAGAAACGCGGCTTCTCGCCCTCAAATGAGAAAGTTGCATAGATGTCGCAACCATCATGTTCGCAATACTTCGAAATGAGGCTGATCATCCCGTCTTCCTTATGCCTAGCACAGTGTGTTGGCGAGTGTCCTTTAAAACCAAACGACGAGCACTTCGTACATCCTGGTGTCTGACAATGTCGCGCGGCCAAATTCACCATTCCTTCAAGCTTATGTGCTGAACAAAACCTATGCTTAGTCTCATGTTCATAGTTATATGAAGCCCCTATTGTACAGTTTTCGAACTCGCATGCCCCACGACTACACATCCCTTCCAATTTGTGTTTTGCGCAGAAGCGACTAGGCTGTCCCTTGAGCCCATACATTGGTTTGACGAAACATCCATCGGACTGGCACTTTGCGTTGCGAACATCCACCATTCCACCCAGTTTATGGGTTCCACAGAACCGACCTTTCCCTCCAGGAATATCAAAGTTCCGTGATTTTGAGTAGCAGTCTTTATGTTCACATGTTGGATTCCGTACATTGAACATTTCTGACGTCGCGTGTTCCTTACAATAACGTCCCTTACCTCCTTTAAAATCAAACACAGTAGATGTTGAACTACATCCGTCTTGTTGGCATCGTCGATTGACGACATTGATCATTCCATCTACCTTGTGTTTCTTGCAAAAGGCTCCCTTGTGACCCGGACGATTGAAGGAACGAGACGTAGAGGTACAACCACTTGCTTCACAGGTTCTGAAATCTACATTGACCATTCCATCGGTCTGATGATCTCGACAGAACCTCGCCAGTGTGTCCGGTAGTCCGTAGTGGGCTACTCGTGAACAGGTTTGGCACTTCACCATTGTCTACTTACTCCTATACCTGTAAATATTTTCTTGCCAAGTCCGCGTGCGATCGATTTTCCTTTTTTCCCGCCTAGTATCATACAAACGATATGGGTGGTGGTCTTCTTCAGCTCGTCAGCTATGGTGCGCAGGATATCTACATCTCGGGCTCCCCGCAGATCACGTTCTGGAAGGTGCTGTACAAGCGTCATACCAACTTCGCGATGGAGTCCATCGAGGTGACGTTCAACGGCCAGGCCGACTTCAACAAGCGCGTGACGGCCGTGATCAACCGTAACGCCGACCTGATGTACCGCACGTACCTGCAGGTGGTGCTCCCGGCGGTTGACTTTGCGTCGGCCACGACGCTGAACCGCTTCCGCTGGCTCAACTACATCGGCCACCGCCTCGTCAAGACGGTGGAGCTCGAGATCGGCGGCCAGCGCATCGACCGCCAGTATGGCGACTGGATGCAGATCTGGACCCAGCTGTCGCAGGATGTGGGCACGGTTGAGGCGCTCAACGACATGATCGGCAACACGCACGACCTCGTGCTGATGAAGGACAAGAAGGGCTACGCGCTGGACGCCTCGTGCGCTGGCTCGGAGCTGACGAACACGTGCGCCCCCCGCGCCGGCACCCCGGCCCGCACGCTCTACATCCCGCTGCAGTTCTGGTTCTGCCGCAACCCGGGCCTGGCGATCCCGCTGATCGCGCTCCAGTACCACGAGGTGCGCATCAACGTGGAGTTCGAGCAGTGGATCAACTGCGTCTACTACGAGATTGCGTCGACGGGTGTGGCGCCGACGTCGATCCAGTCGCTGACGGCCGCGTCGCTGTACATCGACTACATCTACCTGGACACGGAGGAGCGTCGCCGCTTCGCCCAGCAGACGCACGAGTACCTCATCGAGCAGCTCCAGTTCACGGGCGCCGAGTCGATCACGTCGTCGTCCAACAAGATCCAGCTGAACTTCAACCACCCGGTGAAGGAGCTCGTGTGGGTCGTCCAGCGCGACTCGTATGTGGACTGCACGCCTAACCAGGTGTTCATCGCTGAGGTCAACGGTATGCAGCCGTTCAACTACACGGACGACTTCAGCACGGAGGGCATCGTGATGGACGTCCTGGGTCGCGGTGGCCTGGGCACTGGCCAGGCTGGTATGGGCGCGACGTCTGGTGCCGGCATCGCCATCGGTGTCCCGACGACGTCCGGCGACGGTCCTTCGGGCCCCTACCTCCCGGGTCTGGGTTTCACGCAGGGCCCGTCGCTGGGTGGTGCGTCGTGGCTCGACACCAACATCGGCACGTCCACTGGCTACGACCAGGCGATCGTGTTCGAGGACACGACGAACTACCTGCTCGCGAAGGTCATCCTCGCTTCGGGTGTTCGTTGCGAGGGCAAGAACCCGGTGGAGGTTGCCAAGCTCCAGCTCAACGGCCAGGACCGCTTCACGGAGCGCGAGGGACGCTACTTCTCCCGCGTGCAGCCGTTCCAGCACCACACGCGCACGCCGACGCAGGGCATCAACGTCTACTCGTTTGCCCTGAAGCCGGAGGAGCACCAGCCGTCTGGCACGTGCAACTTCTCGCGCATCGACAAGGCCACGCTCCAGCTGACGGTCAGCGTGAACACGGTGCGCTCGGGACGCACGGCCCAGGTGCGCGTCTACGCCGTCAACTACAACGTGCTCCGCGTGATGAGTGGCATGGGTGGCCTGGCGTACAGCAACTAGAGACCTCCAAGAAATCAACCAAGAAATCCAAAAACAAAATGTAGGTTAAAAATGACCTAGATGTTGTTTGCGTTTATTGACAAATGGAGGACCTAGGATTCATTCTCACCCGACACGTGACATCGGATGATACCAATCGGTACTGGAACGAGTGTTGCCGTTGTATTCGGCTATTTTACCCCAGTACCCCAATTGTCATCGTCGATGACACAAGTGATCCTGCATTTGTTAAGGGCAACCTTCAACCGAACTGTACTGTTGTTGCGTTAGACTATCCTAGACGAGGCGAGTTACTCCCGTATCTGTTTTTAAAGAAGCATCGCTCCTTCAAAAAAGCCGTTATTTTGCACGATTCGGTGTTCATCACTGCACCCATCCCTACGGATAGTGTAACCGATGTGAAGTTTTTGTGGCATTTTGGTGCAGGATGGCATTCTCCCAATACTTCTAAACTAGCGAGTGCTCTTCCAGAGTGCGCCCTCATGCGCAATATATATAACTCTGCTCAATGGGTTGGATGCTTCGGCGTGCAAAGTGTCATTACTCTCGACTTCCTGGATACGCTTCCACTTGAGCTCTTAGTGGATCTGGTTCATGTGCGCGAGGATCGATGTGCACTTGAGAGAGTATTTGCACTCTTATGCCACATCCGGTGTCCCGGGCTTCTTCGCGATCCTTCACTTTTTGGAGATATTCACAGCCAGATCCGGGAATGGGGATATACATACGAGCAGTACCAGCGTCACCCTCCGGGCACGCCGGTGAAAGTGTGGACTGGTCGTTAAATGTACTGAAATATTCAACTAGCTATCAACAAACATGCAGTCGCTTGTCAACGATAGTCTTACCGATAAGAACACCGTGCATTCCTACCTCAGCACATATGAGAATCTTTTTGAGCGTATCCGCGACTCTGCTACGCGCGTGATGGAAATCGGTATTTATGACGGCGGAAGCATTGCACTGTGGTCCGACTACTTTCGCAATGCTACGGTTTACGGTCTCGACATCACCCCCCTCCGCCCAGCAGCAACATTCCTAAACGGATACCCTCGTGTCAACCTTAAGACGGGCATAGATGCATATTCCCCTACCACGATCTCTTGGTGGAGTTCCATGAAATTCGATGCGATTGTAGACGATGGACCCCATACACTTGAGAGCATGAAGGTGTGTGTTTCGTCGTATTCCAAGCTCCTGTCCTCAACTGGTATCTTGGTCGTAGAAGACGTTCAGGATATCCGGTGGATTGAGGATCTTCATGCTGCAACGCCGTATGAATTGAAGCCTTTCATAAAGGTCTTTGATCTGAGGGCAAACAAGGGACGGTATGACGATATCCTCTTTGTCATCGATAAATCTGCGTAAAATACGTTTGTTTTTATATAGATGAATCAAGCATGGACGGTCAAGCTGCGGTTGAACATGTCTTGAGGAACAATATATTCGGTGCCTTTGTTGAGTGTGGTGTAGAATCTGGAAATTTCGAGGCTCTGTGGATATCAGTTCTCCAACAAATGGGTGAATCGAGAGATATCTATATGTATGATACATTTGCAGGTCTAACACGCCCAGGTGCATTTGATTACACCCGCCCGGACGCGGTTATCTGTCATGTATCGCAAGCAGATGTGATGCGCGAATGGGAATCCAAGGTTGTTACACCTGAGTTAAATACGTGGTGTTATACGCCTCTCGACGCAGTGAAGAACCGACTCGAGTCAATGTGGTATCCTCGGGATCGATTGCATTATATTGTTGGCGATGTGATGAAGACACTCGCAGACCCAAGGAACATTCCCGAGTCAATTGCAATCCTTAGATTGGACACAGACTGGTACGAGTCGTCCAAATACGAGCTTGAACAGCTTTACGCTAAAGTCCCCAGGGGAGGTGTCGTTATCTTTGATGATTACTACCACTGGGATGGTCAGCGACGGGCAACGGATGAGTTCTTTGCTTCGATTGGAGAATCACCCGTCATTGCGCCGACGGGCAATGGAAAGACAGGTGCGTTTGTCAAGTAATATTTGTCGCACACTCTCTACTAATGAAGACGTTCACTGTGCTCACAAATGTATTTAATGAAGAGTATCTCTTGCCATTTTGGCTTGAGCATCATCGCAAGATATTTGATCACGGAATTGTGATTGACTATCGTTCGACCGACTCATCTATGGATATTGTGCGCAAGATGTGCCCTACATGGGAGATCAGAACAACCCGTAATTCGCACTTTGATGCACACGATATCGACACCGAGTTCATGGACATTGAACAAGGACTGGACGGATACAAGATGGTACTAAACACAACAGAGTTCTTGATTGCACCTGGCGATATTCGGTCGCTGGTGATGGATGATATGAACAAGGCCTACGCAATTCAGTGTCTTACCGCGTGCTCTGCGAGAGATAACATTTATCCTGCTACGCTCTCCGATTTTTTTAACGGAATAGAACGGGTAGAAACCAAGAGACGATCAATCCGTCTACTGCACTCGTATCCGGATGGACAGTATAGCGTTGGACGCCATGTGCCACACCTCCCGCTCGCTACATCTATCCCGGCTTATGTTGTTTGGTTCGGATTCTATCCCTGGAACAACCTCCTTCTCGCCAGAAAGTTGCAGATCAAGAACAACATCCCCGAACGCGATCGCCAAGCTGGTTTTGGATACCATCATTTCTGGGGGATAGAGGAGCAGAGTAACCAGCGAAATCTGTATGCGAGTGAATCGGTAGCTCTTACAGACGTACCTGCGTTACCTGACTGCATAAAAAGGGCTACGGAGAACTAAATGAAGTACATCGTAACTGGCG